CAAGAAGAACTTTACATCAGGCGTATGCGACAGCCACCTTTTTTAGATAACGAAATGATAACGATTTGAGACGGGTCTTCATCTTCAAAGCTAGGAAAGCCCAGTTCACCTAGTCCTTCCATAGACCTTGCCCTGCACGATGAATGTGCCGTTCTTCTCGATGTGGATTATGTCCACTTGGACATTGCTGCCCTTGACATACATGATCGCAAAGGCTTGCTGCCAATTAGCCGTTCCCTTGACATATCCAGCCTGTTTAAAGTCCATGAGATTACCTACCTCAACCCCATGCAGAACACGCCCTATACGCCCACCAGAGGCTTCTGTGAAGGCGCTACGCCCTGCTCTGTGAGTATGTCCTGAGATCACGTTCTTACCATGCCTACGGGCTGCTTCAAGGGCTGAGAGCCCACCTTGCTGCTTGATAGGCGTATGGTCTCCATGGACTGCAATCCAATTAGGAGCGATGTTCATAGGGTTCTTATGGAAGGTTATGCCAAGCTCATCGAACTTCATGAACTTCTCGAAGCGCAGCTCTGGCAAGGATAGGAATGAGGGAATCTTTTTCATGATTATGTTGTAGAGCCGGTCTGTGTGGTTAGATCGTATGCAGTCTGTAACGCCTAGTTCCCAGAGTAGCTCTACGCACCTGTCACGATCATCGCCAAGGCTCTGCTCGTAGGCTTGGGGTGTACCTTCCGACCACTTGCTTATGGTCTGAAAGTCAATCTCGTCACCGATGGTTACTGTCTGGTCTGGCTTAAATGTCTTGAGGAATCTTGCAATGTTCTGAGTTAGATGTATGTCCTCGAAGGGAACTTGCAGGTCGCTCAGGATTACGATTCTCTTCATTAGTCCTCGTCATCGTCATCATAGGGTATGTTATCTATGCGATTGGGTAGGTCAGGGATAATCCAATCCGGAAAAGAATCTCGATCACCGAGCAACCAGAAGGCGTGAGTCTCTGAGAAACCTGCTCTGCGTAAAGACTTGTAATACTCGTTCATCGCTATCGCATAAGCATCGAGCGCGCTGTAAGTATCAAGGTCTATTACTGGTCGCTTCCTCGCCATGGCTTTATTATCGATCTAGAAGTATGTTGTAAATCTCATCGACACGCGAGTTCAGTCTCTTAATTTCAGAGAGTAAATGAGTAATGACATAACCAGCCAAGCCGCCTATGACTGCCAAGCTTGCAAAGTAAAGAGTAAAGAAGTTCTCTTGGCTCATCGTTTAGGAGTTGCGTATCCAAATACGCCTGCCACGATTGAACCGAGGATTGAGCGATAGTCCAAAGCAAAGTTTGAGGTTGTACCCCATACTGCTAGGAACGCTCCAAGAGAGACTATTGCTGGGTGCTTCATGTTCATACTGTGCCGCCTATCATTGGGATATTAAAGAACGAGCCATCTGCATCGCCCTTCTTAGTGAAAGAGATATGGCAATGATGGTCATGCGGATTGATTCCAGAATACTTGCGCCAGCGCCACCCCATGCGAGGGGAAGCAATCTTTCCTGCGAATATGATGTAAGAAATTCTCTTGTCAGACTTTGCTGCGTGTCGAATCTGATCCGCAAGGTCAGGCATGAGGTCAGGCTTTTTCTTTCCAGATAAATCCCTGTCAATATCAATGGCTCTGACGATACCCTTTGCATCAGGATTGTGGTCAGAAGCACGCGTTGAATGACGGTAATCGCCAAGCCACCCATCGCTGGACTTATCCCTTGAACTGTAAGAATCATCTACTTGCAGCCTTAGCTGTTGTCCAGCTTTGCATAGCTTAGGACTCATCAATAATCACCACATGAGAAAGGTGAGAACACTCCCAACGCTTCTGCTCGTTAAGGACTAGCTCTGCATGGTCGCATGGAACTGGTGCAATGAACGCGTCATCGATTGGATCGTATGAATATCCAACCCCTGCATAGTTATAGCGAATAGTGCCGTTATAGCTCGTCTTGACCCAAGTACCACCAAGATTGTCAATTAGCCATTGATAGCCTTCGTCTCCTGCTGGGTCATTGTTGTCGCCAACAAGCACTCGAATGACTTTGTTGTTATCGTCTAGTTCTGCCCAATGACTCATTATGCATACCTCACAATTACAATACCTGAACCGCCGTTAGCGCCATAAGTGTTTGTGTTATTGCCAGTAATATCGTTTGGCGCTCCACCACCGCCGCCGCCTGTGTTGGCTGTTCCGGTCAATGGCGCGTTGTCTGTAAGAGTTGTTTGATTAGAGAAACCACCGCGACCGCCGCCACCTAGTCCACCAGTTCCGGCATTTGCTGAAGTTGCTCCATTAACTGAAGCACCACCGCCACCACCGCCAGCGTAGTAACCTGAATCGCCTGTTGATGTTGCGCTAGCCCAAGATGAATAAGTGTTGAGACCGTTGCCGCCGTTGCCATGTCCTGTTGCATCTGAAGTAACTCCGACCGCACCAGCGCCACCGCCACCAGCTCCCTGATACTTAAGTCCAACTACATCTGCGCCGTTGTAACCCTGTGTTCCAGTTCCACCGTAAGTTGTAGATGAAGCACCAGTACCACCAGCACCGCCACCTGAACCGCCGTTGCCACCGCTTAGGTTAATTCCACCGCCGTAACCACCACCTGTTGCAGTAGTGAATGATCCGATAGTTGTGTTTCCACCTTGAGCGCCCGATGAATAACCTGAAGTTGTAGAACCTGCTCCGCCGCCACCGATAGTAATATTCTGATCTGTGCTAACTGATTGAGAAGCAAGATAGACAAGTCCACCTGCTCCGCCGCCACCTGCAACGATGCGACCACCACCGCCGCCACCTGCAACAATAAGAATGTCGCAGCTAAGTGTGCCGCCTGATACTCCTAAAGTTCCGTTGCCGGTAAATACTCGGTAGTTATAACCGCCGGAAGTATAAAGAGTTCCACCTGTCACCACTACCGGCGGCAAGGGCGCACCAAAGAGCCCTGATGTGATTGCGCCAATCATTACCCGATTGCTCCAACAACATACCAAGTGTCTGTAGCAGTCTTAATGCAGACCGCTGTCTTGTACTGAGCCAAGGTTGGAGAAGCTGCTACTGCACCGGCTGAAAGAACTGTTGTTGTGCCTGAAGTAACTGCTGAGATTGTGCAGACTCCAGCACCCTTGTTAAGAACTGTGATTGCTGTGCCGACTGGGAAGGCTACTGAGGCATTGGTAGGAATCTTAAACGCTACGGCTGTTGCCTTGTTCATAGGCACTAGGACTTGGTACTGATCGTCTAGGACTGCTGTGTAGTCTGCTGTCGCGTCTGCATCGACTGTAAAGGTAATCAAGCCGTTAAAGATAGGCGCTGTGAGTATATCGCCTGTAGTTGTTGGAAAGCCTGTTGCCATCTGTATATCTCCTAGTAAGTCATTGCACTAACGCCAATTATACCGCGTTCTGTGCTTCCTATGATGAACCCATCGGTTATGGGCTCAAGTGTTGTTACTGTAACGCTCATGCTGTTAGGGCTAATATTCCATGAAAGACCTTGGCATTGCAGAGTCTTAACGATGGTAGAGCCGTCTGGCTGGATATTGCTGATTCTTAGATTGTCAAAGTAATCTAAGCCAATCATTGTGTCAGTTGGAACTGCTGGGTCTAGTAGATCGACAAGCATCTGGTCAATGCGGATAGTTGTCTCAGCTCTAGTGGCTACATAGGTGGCAGCGATATTAAGAGCATTGGCATCGGTATCGATAACTAAGTCCTGTGCGCTGTACTGATGAGGGAAGTATCGGGCAATGCTGTCTGCGTTCTCGTAGAACTGGGCTGTGCCGCCTACGCGCTGGATAGAAGCCTGATTGATGATGAGCTTGTCATCAAAGGCGAATACGAGGTTGCGGTAAGGGATATCGCCGGTCTGATTAAACTCGATAGGAGTTCCAGAGATAGATGAAGCAACTGTGTTTCTATCTTTGAATACTGCTGTGCCTGAGCCGTTGATAAAGAACGCGCCTTGCTCTGAGAACTCTGCGTTCTTAATGGCATTAAGGCTTGTCCGAAGTGTTGCTGGGTCTGCGATACATTGAGACTGTCCAGTAGCGATTGTGCGCATATTGGAAGGGAAGTCCACCTGATCTAGTATCTTGCCTATGCGTGTGCCAGTTGCTTGTCCTGCTCCTGAGTCTGCAACTGTTGTGACTTGGGCTAGGTTAAACAAGCGGAAGGCATCAGCGATAT